CCCGTGATCCTCACCGAGGCGATCGATGACCGGCCGCCGTTCTAAATGCCCGCCATTCACCCACGAATGGTTCGAAATAGAAGCCATCGGATTCATAGTCACATACGAATGCATCAAATGCTTAGCGAAGAAAACTCGCATCAAAGGGAAGGACAAGAAGTGAAGAAAATCCCTACCGTCTACATTCGAGACTGGGACGGCAACCCGAAGTACGTCACGCGCGAACCCAACCCCGAATGCGCGTGGGTGTTTGCCGGAGAAGGCACCGCCACCCGCAAATACGACGGCACCTGCGTCATGTTCGACGGCACCGGCTGGTGGGCCCGCCGCGAGATCAAGCCCGGCAAGGCCACACCCGACGGGTTCGTGGCCCTGGCCACCGACGAGGAGACCGGCAAGACGGTCGGCTGGGAGCCCATCGGGCAAGCCCCGTTCGCGAAGTGGCACGCCGACGCACTCGCCACAGCGCAACGCCGAGAGACCGCCTGGCCGACCGGCACCTACGAACTCGTCGGCCCCCGCATCAACGGCAACCCAGAGAACGAAGACCAGCACACGCTCATCGCCCACCAGGCCGCCGAAGCCGTGTACATCCACCTCGGCGACTGGGAGTCCATCCGGGTGCAGATCCTCGCGCTGCGCAAGCTGTACGGCTGCGAGGGCATCGTCTGGCACCACCCCGACGGGCGCATGGCCAAGCTCAAGGCTCGCGACTTTCCGGAGGTGCTCGATGCCTGACGACCGTCCGCCCAGCATCGCTGACCTCCTCGCTGGCGTCTTCGATCAACTCACGGAAGACCTCCCCGAGCCCAGCCCGGACGCGAAACCGATCAAGGTCTGCAAGCACGCCGCCTACGTGCCCGTCTCCGACTGGGACCTCATGGACGCCGGAGTCATCCCCGACACCCGGCCACCCGCACCCAAGCCCACCCGACGGCAACGCCTCCGCACCTGGCGGCGAGAGAAGACCACCAAGGCCCGGCGCCGCATCGGCCTGTGGATCGCCGGCATCGACCCATCCGAGCTCGACGACCGGGAGGACTGGTGACCAGCCCAACCAGCATCGAAGCCCTTCGTGCCGCCGTCGAATGGCTCGAACGCCACTACGACGCCGTACGGCACCTGCTGACCGTGCAAGCCAAGGCGCACGCCGAGACGTTCGGCGAAGATCCCACCTGGCAGCCCGAGCACGAACGGGACCACGGCGGCCGGTTCATCCTCCTCGACACCCTCACCGCCATCGTCAACGCCCGCACCGCCCTCGCCCAACACGACCGAACCGAGGCACCATGACCGCCCCCGCCCCAGACGCGATCCGCTGGTGGACCGTCAGCGAAATCGCCGACTACCTGCGCGTCTCCAACATGACCATCTACCGGCTCATCCACACCCGCGAAATCCCCGCCGAACGCATCGGCCGCAACTTCCGCATCCCCGACCACATGGTGGCCGAGGTCGCCCGACGGCTCGGCGTCACCACCACCGACACACCGGCCGCCGAGTCTTCGGTGTCGGTGGCCGAACTGGTCGTGCCCGACGGGGTGCGGGCCGCGCTGATCGCCCTCGGCCTCGACGAGCGGACCTGCGAGCTGCTGACCGCGCTCGGCTGGACGCCACCAGGGGAGGAATCATGAACCCCATGGAAGACTTCGGCGAATTCGCCCTCCTGGCCCCCCTCCTCGTCCTCTACAGGCGCCTCGAAACCGCGCAAATCGCCCGAGACCTGCAATGGGTCCTCCCGCACACCGTGCTCGCCGGAGTCACCCAGGCGTACGGGCTGCCCGTCGTGCGCGCCGACGTGCCGGAGCCGATGCTCGCCTACCGGCTCACCGCGCTCACGGAATCGGATGCGCAGCCGAGGAGTGGCTGACCTCATGGATGGTCGCAACCTCATGGATGCTCCGGGGACGTGGTGCGAGGAGCATCAACGGTGGGAGTGCTCGAAGAACTCCAAGCGCCGGTCGGCGCGTTGTCACGCTCAGGCGCTCCGTGGGACCGCTGCTTGCCGGTTCCACTCTGGGAAGCGGCCGGAGCTGGCCAAGGCTCAGGGTGAGGCCGTCACCGCGTGGTCCGCGCTGGCCGGCCAGCCCACCGTGTCCGCCACTGACGCGGTGCTCGGCATGCTGCAAATGTCGTGGCTTCGCGTGCACCTGTACGCGTCCCTGCTGGAAGAGCAAGTCCGGCAGGCCCGGGAAGATCGGGCAGGCTCCGGTGGCGGCTCAGGCGACGACGCAGGGCCGGGAACCGGGCTGATCGGGCACACGTACGGCGCGGTCAAGGACATCGGCATCTACGCGTCCGGTGAGGCGGTCCGCGGGCTCACGCAGTTGGAGGAGCGGGAACGCGACCGGTGTGTCAGGTTCGCGAAGACGGCGCACGACATGGGCATCGCCGAGCAGCAGGTGAGACTTGCTGAGCAGCAGGGCCAGCTCCTGGCCGACGCGATCGGCCGGATCCTCGACGGCCTCGACCTGTCGCCGGTCCAGCGCGCGAGGGTGCCTCAGGTGGTGCCCGTCGTGCTGCGGTCGATCAGCGGAGGCGTGTCGGCGTGACCGTGGACGCGTTCGAGTACGCCGCCCGCCGCTTCGAAGCTATCGGCTACGTGGCCGACCCGGGTGCGTGGGTGGCGGGCAGGCTTGGCCAGTTCGTGTGGTCGAAGCAGCGTGACGTCCTCGAATCGATCCGCGACGAGCGTAGGACGGCGGTCCAGTCCGGGCACGGCGTCGGCAAGTCCCACACCGCGAGCTTGGCGGCGTCGTGGTGGCTGGACGTTCACCCGCCCGGCGAAGCCTTCGTCGTGAGCACGGCGCCCACGTATGCCCAAGTCAGGGCGATCTTGTGGAGGTACATCCGGCGCATCCACAAGGCGGCCGGCCTGCCCGGCAGGGTGAACCAGACCGAGTGGCACATCGACGACGAGATCGTCGCGTACGGGCGCAAGCCGTCCGATCACGACGAGAGCGCGTTCCAGGGCATCCATGCCCGCTACGTGCTGGTCATCCTCGACGAGGCGTGCGGCATCCCGCAGCAACTCTGGATCGCGGCGGATGCGCTGACCACGAACACCGACTGCCGCATCCTGGCGATCGGCAATCCGGACAACCCGGCCAGCGAGTTTCGGCGGGTGTGCACGCCAGGCTCGGGCTGGAACGTCATCAAGATCAGCGCGTTCGACTCGCCGAACCTGACCGGCGAGGAAGTCCCTGATGAGCTCGGTCAGGTTCTCGTCTCCCGCGAGTGGGTGGAGGAGAAGCGCACCGAGTGGGGGGAGGACAATCCGCTCTACCTGGCCAAGGTGAAGGGCGAGTTCTCTGAGGATTCGGAGTGGCAGGTCGTACGAACGAGCGACGTCGCCAAGTGCCGCATCCCCACCGACAAGCCGCACCCCGCCGACCAGCTGCTCCCCGTCGAGCTCGGCGTGGACGTCGGCGGCGGCGGCGACGAGACCGTCGTACGCGAGCGTCGCGGCCGGGTCGCTGGCCGGGAGTGGCGGAAGCGGACGGATAAGCCGGAGGTGATCGCGCCGATGATCGTGCACGCCATCAAGGAGACCGGCGCCACCGCCGTCAAGATCGACAGCATCGGTGTCGGGTTCGGCGTGATCGGCGAACTCCGCAACATGAACCTGCCCGGGGTGTCGATCATCGGCGTCAACGTCGGCGAGAAAGCCAGCAAGCCCGACAAGTACGCCAACCTGCGCGCCGAGATTTGGTGGGAGGTCGGCCGGCTGCTGTCCGAACGCGGCGGCTGGGACCTGTCCGGGATGGAGAACGGGGATACCACGGTCGCGCAGCTGGTCGAACCCCAGTGGGACGCCGACCCGCAAGGCCGGGTGAGGGTGGAGAAGAAAGACGAGATCATCAAGCGTCTTGGGCGGTCGCCGGACAACGCGGACGCGCTGCTGTTGGCGTTCTACAGCGCGCCGCGATCAAACATCCGATGGCTATGACGCGGCTCCGCAGGTTGTGCATTGGAATCCGGTGGGAGGTTCGCCGTTACATGCCTCGCAGGCGGCACCTCGATCCATCAACGGAATCCCGAGTGCCTTCTCGAACATGACCAGTTCTTCGATGGTGATGTGCCGCCGCCGATGACCAGTCTTACCCGGCCTGCCAGTTTCGATATTCACGAGAACGCTGTAGCTGATGCCGCATTGGTCGGCGAGCCCTTGAGTGGAAAGCCCGAGGGCGCGGCGTCGTGTTCGGATGCGCGCAGCTACAAAGTCGCTCAGGATCGGTTCGGCGGTCATGCGGCAGCTCCACAAATCCGGCACTGAAAGCCTTTGGGCGGCGCGTTGTTGCATGTGTTGCAGGACGGAATTTCCGCGAGGAGAGCGGCGGGTTCGAGCTTCAGCACGTGAGCGAACACTTCGAGATCGTCAACGTCGATCCGGCGATCCCCACATTCGATCTTGCTAATTACCTGGTGGGACATTGGCCGTCCGGCTTCGGCCAGGAGTCGGGAAAGGTCAGCGTGCTGCAAGCCTTGATGCAGGCGGATGCGGCGGATGTTGGCGGCGACGCGCTCTGATGTTTGGCCGCGTGGGATAGGGCGGCTGCTCATTCTGTGTTCCCGCCTGCTTGCGCTTCCTCGCGCTCCCTCTCCCAGCGGACGAGTTCGCTTTCCCGGTACAGAACCCGGGTGCCGAACTTCGTGCCTTGCGGTCCGATGCCCGCGTGCCGCCAGTAGCGCACGGTGCTGGGGAAAGTGCGGTAGCGCGCGGCCACCTCCGCCGTGGTCCGCCATGGGTCCAGCTCGTTGGCGGTCATGGCTGCTCTTCGAGTATCGCGAGGATCGACGACGTCACGACGGAAATCCGATTGCCCACCTTCAGCGTGCGCACGGGGGCCGCTTCCTGGCTGATCTGTTGGTACAGGTGGGCGCGCGACACGTTGAGAGCGAGCGCGGCTGAGGTCACGCTGACGGTGGCGGGCCATTCACGAATTTCCGCGAGGGTTGGCCGCTGGGCGGTCTTGGTCATGACCCAGACCATACAGACGTACCGGCTTTGAATAACACCCTCTGGACAGAAAATATTATGGTGCAAGCTGGCGCACATTGACGCAATATGAAGCAAGAAACGATTTCTACCGCAATTCTTCCCGTTTGATCTACCATCACAGGCATGGCGTCCTGGGCACCCATCGCGGCCTTCCGCACCCAACGCGCCGCCGCACGCCCAAACCGCCCCCGCACCGCCCGCACCCCCTTGACGATCCGCGCCGCGAAGTTCCTCGCGCGCAAGCTGCCGCGCTGGCAAGACGTACGCACCGCCATCCTCGCCACCACCGGATTCGCCTGGATCAGCCTCGCCGCCTGGTGGTGGCACCCCATCGCCGGCGCCGCCGCCATCGGCGTCAGCCTCCTCCTCCTGGAGGCGCTGTCCGGCAGTGACCGCCGGTGAGATCCCCGCTGCGCGCCCTCGCCACGCTGGTCAACCGGGGACCCGTCCCCTACGTCAGCAAGGGCACCCGCCTTGCCCTCCCCTGGTCGAACGCGTCCGGCCCGGAAGCCCAGATGCGCGCCATGGGATCCGTCGGCACCCTGTTCGCCATCGTGTCCCGGCTGGCCGAAGCCACCTCGCAGGTCGAATGGAAGCTGTGGCGGCAGGCCCCGTCCGGCCTCGACGAGGACCGGGTCGAAATCACCGACCCCAACCATCCGGTGCTCAAGCTGTGGAACAAGCCGAACGACTTCATGACCGGCCAGGAGTTCCGCGCCGCCAGCCAGCAGCACCTGGATTTGACCGGTGAGGGCTGGTGGCATGCGGTCCGGCACGAATCCGCCCCCTCGTTGGGCCCGTTCGAGCTGTGGCCGATCCGCCCCGACCGCATGGTCCCCAACCCCGACCCCGAGAAGTTCATCCTGAACTTCACCTACCTCAGCCCGGACGGCCAGCAGATCCCCCTCGAACTCGACGAGGTCATCCAGCTGAAGATGCCGAACCCGCTTGACCCGTACCGGGGGATGGGGCCGGTCCAGTCGATCCTCACCCATCTGGACACGGTGAAGTACACGGCGGAGTGGAACCGGAATTTCTTCCGGAATTCGGCTGAGCCGGGCGGCATCATCGAAATCCCCGACATCCTGTCCGACCCCGACTTCGAGAAGCTCCGCACCCGCTGGGATGAGCAGCACAAAGGCGTCGCCAACGCCCACCGCGTCGCCCTCTTGGAGCGCGGCAAGTGGGTGAATCGCACTTTCACGATGCGCGACATGCAGTTCGCCGAGCTGGCCGAAGTCGGCCGGGAAATCATCCGCGAAGCCTTCGCCTTCCCGAAACCGCTGCTGGGGACGGTCGAGGACGTCAACCGGGCGAACGCCGAGGCCGCCGAGCTGGTGTTCGCGCGCTGGCTGATCGTCACCCGGTTGCAGCGGATGAAGCAGGCCGCCAACGTGCGCTTGCTGCCGATGTTTGGGCTGTCGGCCCGGAATCTGGTGCTCGACTTCGTGTCACCGGTCCCCGAGGACCGCGAGGCCGACAACGCGGAGTTGACCGCGCGTTCGACCGCAGCCAAGGAGCTCGTCACCGTCGGCTTCCATGAGGACGACGTGTGCGATGCGGTCGGACTTCCTCGCATGCGGTTCTCCGCGCCGGCCGCTGCAGCTCCGGTCGCGCGTCCGCTGGCTCCTGCCGCTCGCCTACCGCGGGAGGGCGGGCGGCAGGCCATCACCATGAACATCACCGCCCCCGACCTCGACGCCGACCTGCGCGACGTGATCGCCCGCCAGCTCGGACGCGGTCCCCGGAATGCGACGGCGACGGAGGAGCGCGAAGCCTGGCAGGCCCGCCTCGAAGACCTCCTCGCCGACTGGGAGCAGGTGTCCGAAGACCAGCGCGCCGAACTCGCCACCCAAATCCAGGACCTCGTCGAGGCCGGGGATCCTGCCGCGCTCGCCGGACTCACCGTCTCCTCCGACGCCGCCGCCGACCTGTTGCAGGCCGCGATGGAAGGCCAAGCCGCCGACGCCACCCAGGCCGTCGTCGAAGACGCCGAAAGCCAGGGCGTCGCCATCGCCACCGTCGCCATCGCGGGCGTGCTGGCCGCCGACCTGGCCGCCGCCTCCACCGTCACCGCCGCCTTGCTCGCCGCCGGGCTCGCTGCCGCGGCCGCGCGGGAGGCGTTGCGGGCGTGGGCACCCGGCATGACCGGTACGGAGGTGGCCGGGCGGGTGACCGCGTTCCTCGAAGGACTCGGCGACCGGACGCTGCGCACCGAGCTCGGTGGGGCGATCTGGTCGGCGGAGGGGATGGGCCGGGTCGCGACGTTCCGGCAAGCCATCGCCGACGGCCTCGCACCGACGAAGTACGTGGCGGATGAGACGCGGGACGGCAACACGTGCGAAGCCTGCCGGGACATCGCCGACGAGCAGTTCACGACGTTGGAGGACGCGTTGGAGGCGTACCCGACCGGCGCCGGCCACTACCTGTGCGCCGGCGGCGTGAGGTGTCGCGGCGAGTTCTACGCGGTCTGGGAGGCGGCATGAGCACCGACATCGGCATCTACCGGGAACGCGCCCACCTCATCGCGCACCTCGCCACCGTCCACCCCGCCGTCATCGTGCTCGGCTCCGACCCCGAGCTCCCCGAGTGGCCGGTCATCTACGTGGACAGCCCGGAAGGCCAGCTGTCCTGGCACCTGTCCGGCGACGACATGGACCTGTTCAGGCACGTGCGCATCACCACCGGCGAGCACGCGCCCACGTGGGACGGCCACACCACGGAGGAGAAGTACGAGCGGCTCTCCGCGCTGGTCGCGTCCCGGGCCGAGGCCAGCGAGATGGAGGCGTGATGGGCGGACGGGGACGACGGCAGATGCGCGCCCGGGTACGCCCCGACGCCCGCTGGTACAACATCACCACCACACCCGGCAGCGACGTTGCCGAGGTCGCCATCTACGACGAGATCGGCTATTGGGGGCTGTCGGCCGATCAGTTCCTCGCCGAGCTGCGGGAGATCACCGCGTCGGAGATCCACCTCCGGCTCAATAGCCCGGGTGGGGAGATCTTTGATGGCGTTGCCATTCACAACGTGCTTCGCTCCCACAGCGCGCGGGTGACCGTGTTCGTGGACTCCCTGGCCGCCTCGATCGCTTCCGTGATCGCTATGGCGGGCGACAAGGTGATCATGCAGCCGCATTCGCAGATGATGATCCACGACGGCAGTGGGCTGTGCATCGGTGACGCCGCCGAGATGCGGCGCATGGCCGACGACCTCGACCGCCAATCCGACAACATCGCCGCCGTCTACGCCGAACGCGCCGGCGGCACCGCGCGGCAGTGGCGGGCCCGCATGGTCGCCGAAACCTGGTACACCGCGCAGGAAGCCGTCGAAGCCGGGCTCGCCGACGAGGTGGGTTCCCCGCCGCGCCGGACCGACGAGAACCTGATGGGCGGCAGCTGGGATCTGACCGTGTTCCGGCACGCCGGGCGTGAGGCTGCTCCGGCGCCGACGGCTGTCCTCGACGAGCCGACGGTCGAGCCCCCGACGGTCGAACCCGAGAAGCCCGCCGAACCGGAGCAGCCGGTCGAGCCCGTCGAAGACCCAGTCGCCGAACTCGACCTCACCGGCTGGGACCCCGGCCTGTTCCGCACCGCCATGGAAGCCGCCACCGAAGACGCCTTCGAGGCCAACTACGACCCGGATGTGCTCCGCGCCGCCATCCGGGAGCGCGCCAACAACGCGCCCGCACCACCCGCAATCGAGCCGGCATCCGAACCGGAGCTGGACCCGTACGACCCGACTGTGGTCGTGGCCGCCATCAAGGAGGCGTTCCGTTGAACACCAAGACACGTCCGCGTGTCCTCACCCGCGGGCAGGCGCTCCTGTTGGCCCGCCACGGCTACAAGCCGTCCGACATCGGCCGCATGTGGAACCGGTCCGCGCCCCAGCTCGATGCGGACGACATCACGATCCCCGACACCCCGTCCGGGCTGGAGGAGCTGATCGGCGACTCCGCCCGCATGCAGAAGGTGTTCGCCAACAAAGGCCAGTTCGCCGAGGTCATCAAGGCCTACGCCCGCACCGTCCTCGACAAGCACCAGGAGATCAGCCAGCAGGTTGACACCCAGGTCAAGGACATCCTGACGAACTTCCTGAAGGAGAACGACGCCGAGGGCATCAAGCGGGTCAACCTCGACCCGCGCAACCCCCTCCCGACGATCGCGCAGCAGAAGGGCAAGCTGTACAACGCCAAGGCTCTCGGCGCGAAGATCGACCGCGAGTACGGCACCACGGGCGAGTTCTTCGCGGCCATCGCCTCGAAGGAGAAGGACGCCACCACCCAGACCAAGCTGCAGCGGCTGCGCAACGCGTTCGGCTCCACGATCCCCGCCGAGGGCGGCTTCCTCATCCCGGAGACCCTCCGGTCGGAGATGCTGCGTGTTGCCCTGGAAACCTCTGTCGTCCGCCCCCGCGCACGGGTCATTCCGATGGAGGCGCTGCGGGTCCCGATCCCCGCCATCGACTCCACCTCCAACGTGTCGTCGATCTACGGCGGCATCGTCGCCTACTGGACGGAGGAGGGCGGCGCGCTTCAGGCGTCGGAGGCCAAGTTCGGCCGCGTCGTCCTGGACGCCAAGAAGCTCACCGCCTACACCGAGGTGCCGTCCGAGCTGGTCTCGGATTCGATCATCTCGTTCCAGGCGTTCATCAACGACCTGTTCCCCGAGGCGTTGGGCTGGTACGAAGACCTCGCGTTCATGAAGGGCACCGGAGTCGGCGAACCCCTCGGCGCTTTCCACGCCGGCAACCAGGCGCTGATCGCCGTGTCGAAGGAGAGCGGCCAGGACGCGGGCACCATCCTCTGGGAAAACATCGTCAGCATGTACACCCGCATGCTCCCTTCCAGCATCGACCGGGCCGTGTGGGTGGTGAGCACCGACACGTTCAAGGAACTCGCCACCATGGCTCTGTCCGTGGGCACGGGCGGGTCCGCGATCTGGCTCAACAATGGTCAGGAAGGGCCGCCGATGACGATTCTCGGCTGCCCCGTCATCCGGACCGAAAAGACCAGCGGTGTGCTTGGCACCCAGGGCGACATCTCGTTCGTGGACTTCGGCTTCTATCTGATCGGCGACCGTCAGGCCATGTCCTCGACCGCCTCCGAGCACTACAAGTTCGGCCACGACATGATCGCCTTCCGCGTCATCGAGCGGCTCGACGGACGGCCATGGCTGCAGGCTCCGATCAGCCCGCAGAACGGCGGCCCGACCCTGTCCCCGTTCGTGCAGCTCGAAACCCGCGCCTGAGCAGGAAGGAGGAAGACCAATGGAAGGTCTGGGCAGGCTCTTCAACCTCGCCACCTCGGCGACCACGTCCGAGGCGCGCGTCAATCTCAAGAACGCGGCCGGTGTCACCTTCGTCCTCATCGGCGCCACCAGCGGTGACGCCACGATCGAGGAACACGACGCCGCCACCTCCGGCGACAGCAACGACCTCGCCGTCATCACCCGCTACCACCGGCAGAACAACGGTCTGTGGACCGCCGTCACGCAGGCGGCAGCGGCCACCTTTACCGCGGGGACCGGCGGCCTGGCCGCCTGCTACATCCCCGCCACCGCGCTGTCGGCCGGCTACAAGTGGGTGTCGGCCACCCACGCTTCCGGCTCGTTCGTGTACGTGATCCACGACCTGAACGTGCAGCGTGACCCGGCTTCGCTGCAGGCTGTGGGTGCCGCATGAGCACACTCATCAAGGGCACTGAACTGCGGGAGATCAATCTGGGCCGCGGCCCGGTCTCCAAGGCCGTCCCGACCCTGTCGGGTGCGACGTTCCAGCTGTTCACCGTGACCGGCGGCCGGGTGCTCATCACCGCGTTGTGGGCGGTCGTCACCACGACCATCTCCACCAACGGCGGCACCCTGAACCTGCAGATCGACCCGACCACGGGCGACACCGTTGTGGTCGTGACGGCGACGGACCTCGGCACCAACGACACGGCGGCCGGGACCGTGCTGGGGGTGCGGGATCAGGGTGACGGCACCACCGACTGGGCTCCGTCGGGGTTCATCCTCAAGGATCTGCCGGTTCCGGTCGGTGAGGTGGAGGCGCTGGGTGCTGCGTCGATCAACGGTGGGGCCACGTTCTACTGCACGTGGATTCCGCTGGACACCGGCGCTGTGCTGACGGCGTCGGCGTAGCGGTGACGTCGCGGGCATGCCTGGCCTGTTCGACCGTGTTTGCGGTCGGGCTGGGGGTGTGCCCGCACTGCGGGGGACCTGAGCATGTGGAGGAGGGCAGCGGCGTGGCGATCTACCGGTGTACCGGGTGCGGGTCTGCGTACGGCGGCCAACTTCTCCGTTGCCCCTGCTGTGGACATTCCGGATGGGAGACGACGACGTTGGCGAAGATCAGGCGCGAGGGTGGTGCAACCCACGAGAGCCTCCCGGCCGGGCAGGCCGATGAGCTGAGGGTGCTTCCGTCGGTGGAGGAGCCCGGCCGGGAGCAGGCCTTCACCGAGATGATCGACGCGGAGTTGGCGGCCGGGATCCAGGAGGAGTTCACCCGCCAGACTGACCCGCTGATCTACGGGGATGGGACCGGCGAACCTCGGGGAGTCCTGGGGGCGCTGGGAGGGACCATCACGTCCTACGCGGGCGGTGAGCCGGACGTGCCGACGATCACGGTGACGGGCTCCATCTCCTCCGCGCTCGACCTCACCGGGGAGGAGTTCCAGTCGCCCGACGACGACATGCCGCCGGATTACGCGTCGTGGACCGTCGAGGAACTGAAAGCCGAGCTGCACCGCCGGGACCTGCCAAAGACCGGCAACAAGGACATGCTCGTCGGCCGCCTGAAGGCCAACGAACCCGAGGACGAGGACTGACTCGTGAGCTGGGAGCAGCTGGCCGACATCGCCCGCGAGGCCGCCGACCTCCGCCGCGAGGAAGAGTCCCGGCCGCCGGTGGCGTGCCCGAACGACGGCGGACCCCTCCGGCAGGGCTCCGGCGGCGTCCTGTACTGCCCGTTCGACGGCTACCAGCCCGACTGCTGAAAGGAAGGGGGCACGGTGACACGAATCTGGTACGCAACACGGGAACGAGTGGCTGCTGCCCTCGACACCAAAACCACCGCGCGGGACTGGTCGCAGATTGACGACGCGATCGAATCCGCGTCGGAGACGATCGACGGCGGCGAACAGCTCGGCGCCGGGATGCTGCGCAGGCGTTTTTACCCGCAGGTGGAGACGCGCACGTTCGACTGGCCGAACGGGCAGTACGCGCGATCCTGGCGGCTGTGGCTGGACTCGCACGAGCTCGTCTCCGTGGACTCGATTGTGTCCGGGGGTGTCACTCTCGACCCGGCCGACTACCTGCTCCGCCCGGATCACGGGCCGCCCTACGACCGCGTCGAGATCAACCTCGGCAGCTCCGCCGCATGGTCGTCGGGGGACACGCACCAGCGCGCCGTGGCCATCACCGGAGTTTGGAACTACCCGACCAGCACCGCGCCGGCCGGAACCCTGGCCGAAGATTTGGACGCCTCCGAGACGGGCGTGGACGTGTCCGCCACCTCCGCCATCGGCGTCGGCTCGCTGCTTGCGGTCGGCGATGAGCTGATGGTCGTGCGTGAGCGTTCCATGCTGGACACCGGCCAGAACTTGGGCTCGGATCTGGCCGCGCAGAACAACGTGGTGTCCGTGCCCGTCGCCGACGGCACCCTGTTTGCGACCGGCGAAACCATCCTCATCGGCGCGGAGCGGATGCGGGTCATCGACATCGCCGGCAACAGCTTGATCGTGAAACGGGCGTGGGACGGTTCCACGCTGGCCGCGCACACGTCCGGCGCCGACATCTACGCGCCCCGCACGCTGACGGTGGAGCGCGGCGTACTCGGCACCACCGCGGCCGCCCACAGCACCTCGGCGGCGGTGCGGGTCCACCAGTTCCCCGGCCTCGTACGCGATCTGTGCGTCGCCCTCGCGCTCAACCAGGTGCTGCAGGAGGGCAGCGGCTACGCGCGCACCTCCGGTGCCGGGGAGTCGCAGCGGGAGTTCATCGGCCGCGGCCTGGCCGCGATCCGCAAGGACGCGATGCGGGCGTACTGCCGTATCAGGGTGGGGGCGGTGTAGATGGACGTCACGGTCAAGGTCCACCTGTCCGGGCCGATCTTCGACGGCCGCGCGTTGAAGGCCGTAGACGACTACCTCGAAGCCGCCATCTGGGAAGTCGGCGAGCAGGGCGAACGCGAGGTGCAGCAGGAGCTCGCCGCCAACCTCCGTCACCCGACCGGCCGCTACCAGGGCCACATCAAGGTCGAACGGCACCCGCCCGGTGTGATAGTCCACGACCAGGACCTGCCGTACTCGTTCTGGCTCGAAGGCGTGCCCGAGCGCAGAGATCGCCGCCACATGTTCCCCGGCTACCACTCATTCGAGCACGCCGGGGCCGCCCTCGAACGCGTCGCCGGCCCCATCGCCGAACGCGTCCTCCCCCCGTACCTGGCGAGAATGCAATGAGCCTCAACCTGTCCGCGCCCCTGGTCGCCATCGAGTCCCACGCCAAGGCGTCGGGCCTGTTCGAGCGGGTCATCCGCCGCGAACCCTTGTCCGCGCCCGGTTCCGGGCTGACGGCCGCGGTGTGGGGGCAGCGGCTCCGGCCGATCGCCCTCCAGTCCGGGCTGAACGTCACCAGCGCGGCGGCGAACTTCTTCTTCCGCGTCTACGCCGAACTCGCGCAGGAGCCCGCCGAGGACGTGGACGTGCTGGTGTTCGGTGCGCTCGGGGACGTCATGGGCCGTTTGACAGGGGATTTCACGCTCGGCGGAACCGTGTCGTCGATCGATCTGCTTAACCGTCACGGCGTGCCGATGGATTCGGCGATGGGCTATCTGACGCAGGACAACAAGACGTTCCGGACGGGCACCCTCTTGATTCCTTTGATCTTCAACGACGTGTGGGAGCAGGTGCCCTAATGGCGAAACAAGGCGGTCTCGGCGACAACCTGTACGTCAGCGGCTACAACTTCTCCGGCGACATCGGATCCATCTCCCGCATCGGCGGCGGACCGGCCGCCAACGACGTCACCGGCATCGACAAGCACGCGCACGAACGCATCGGCGGCCTCATCGACGGCTCCATCGAATACATGGCCTACTTCAACCCCTCGGTGGGGCGGGCGCACGAGCGTCTGTCCGCGCTGCCGACCGGACTCCAGATCATCTCCTACTGCCGATCCACGCTCCTGGGTGCACCCGGCGCCGGCCTGATCGCCCGCCAAATCGACTACCCCGGCACCCGCGCCGCCGACGGTGGGTTCACCTTCACCATCTCCGCGCAGGCCGCGAACGGGGTCGGCCTCGAATGGGGCCGGCAGGGCACCGCCGGGCCCCGTACGGATACCGCGGCCACCGACGGAGACAGCATCGACGATGGCGCGGCCACCGACTTCGGCCTGTCCGCCTACCTGCACGTGTTCGCGCTGGACGGCGACGACATCACCATCGCCATCGAGGAATCCTCCGACGACGGCGGCTCGGACGCGTGGGCCGCGGTGGTCGGCGCCGAGTTCGCTGAGGTGACCGCGGGCAACGTGTTCGAGCGGATCGCGACCGCGCCGGACCTGACCGTCGAACGGTACCTGCGTGTGGTGAGCACGGGGACGTTCACGAGCGCCGAGTTCGCGGTGCTCATCTGCCGCAACGAGACCGAACCGGAGTTCTGATGCGTCCTGTCTTCCGCCCGGATCCGCGCGGGCCCGTCGCCGCCTACCAGACGTACGCCATCAACTCCCCGGCCGACGTCACCATCAAGGCGGCCTGCCAGCAGGTCAGCTGCGAGGGCTGGCGGCTCGGTTGGGAATCCCACATCGACGAGAAGACCGACCTCGGCAAGGCGCAGGCCGAATACATCCGGCACCAGTCCGGCCGCACCTTCAAGGAGAAGCGCCGCCCGGACGGCGTCACCGTCTTCGCCTTCGACAGCGGCCAGCGGTGCTTCCGCGAACACCACACCCGCCCGGAAACCTTCTTCACCCGGGGCGGTGACTGGCGGCGAAACCTCGGCCTCATCCGCCAGCACACCCGCCCGATCGACTGGGTGGAGGACTTCGCCGAACACCAGGACCGGCTCAACACCGCCATCAAGCGCGGCTGACCAGCAGATTTAGGAGGAGACCATGAGTAAAGAGAACGGCCTCGGCTGGACCGCGTTCACCGTGGACGACAGCGGCGGCACTCCCAAGGCGATCCGCGCCGATACAACTAGCTTGCAGTTCAGCACGCCGCGCGGCGTGCAGGACGTGACCGGCCTCGACAAAAGCGCGTACGAGCGGCTGCTGCTTCTGGCCGACTTCAGCGTGACGCCGACGGGCGTGTTCGACGACGAAGCTGACCACAGCCACAGTGTCTTCAAGACGGTGCCGTCCACGCAGGTGAAGCGCACCACGACCATCACCGTGTCGGGCCAGACCATCGCCCCCGAAGTCCTCTACACCGACTACGCGCTCAACCGGGCCGCCGACGGCTCCCTGACCTGGACCGCGCCCGGCGTGCTCGCCGACGGCGTCGTCCCCACCTGGAGCTGACCGGACGATGGGATTCGTACGCGCCAACGAACTCACCATCGACTTCGAGCCGGAGCACGAACTGCACGGCCTGGAAGTCAAGGTCCGCCGCATCTCCGTGCAGGAGTTCATCGAGATGGAGGAGATCCTCGAAGGCAAGGATCTCCTCCCCAAGATCGACGCCTTCGCCAAGGTGCTCCTGTCCTGGAACCTGGAGAACGCCAAGGGCAAGGCCGTCCCAGCCACATCCGCCGGGCTGCGCTCCATGGACTTGCAGTTCACCTTGATGCTCCTGCGTGCCTTCTCCGAGGTCGTCTCCGGGGTTCCCCGCCCTTTGGACGTGTCCTCGCAGCGTGGCGGGCCGGATTTGGCGGTGGAGGCCAGCATCCCCATGGAGCCGGTGTAGCAGTCCCGCGCGAACTGGACCGCGCCCGCTGGATCTTGCGGATGTGCGACCGATTCAAGGTTCTCCCCAGCCAGGTGCTGGCGGAGGACGCGCAGACGCTGATGCAGCTGCTGGCAATCGAGGAAGCCGGGGGCGGACCCGGATGGAGGTGAGAGAGCATGTCGAACGAGGTCAGGATCACCGTCACGGCCGACAACCGGACCGGCCGCACCATCTCCGACGTCAACGCCGAGTTCCGCAAGTTCGGCCGTGACCTCGAACAAGTCGGACAGTCGGCTTCGACGTCCACGCGGAAGATGGCCACCTCCACCCGCGCTGATCTCGACGCCGTGGGTGCGTCCTTCGGTCGCGGCGGTAAGGACGCGGACGGGTTCGCGAAGGCGACCGACCGTGCCAGTCTGGACGTGGCCACGTCGATCAAGCGGATGCGCAAAGAGATCGACGACGCGCTGTCCGGGATCGGCGACATCAACATCGGCGTCGGCGGCGTGGACGTTGGCGGTCTCTTCGACGGCATCGAGGAGGAAGCCGAGGAAGCCGGAGAGCGCGCCGGGGAAGGCTTCACCCGCGGCGCTGAGGAGCGTCTACAGGACGCCAAGGGCCGGTTCACCTCCTCGGGTAAGGGGCTCGGGGACGGCGCGGCTGACGGCTTCCTCAAAGGCTTCGGGCCGGTCGCCGGGAAAGCCGCACTCATCACCGGGGCGGTCGGCGCGGCGCTGACAGCTCTGGGTCCAGTCGGCCAGCTCGCCGGCGCCGGGATAGCGCTCGGGCTGGGTGGCGGGCTGGCGTCCGTCGGTGTGATCTCGGCGACCAAGTCGGAGGAGGTCAAAGCCCACTGGACCAGCCTCGGCTCCACCATCATGGACGAACTGGCCGACATCGACGACCCGATCGAGGATGCGCTGATGCGCATTCCCGGGATCGCGAAGACCGCATTCTCTGGCCTCAAATCCGAACTCGAATCGAGCTTCTCCCAGATAGGGCCGTCGCTGGAGGAGTTCGCCGAGGATTGGGGTTCCACGCTCAGCGGAGCCGACCTCAGCGCCGAAACCAGCGGCTTCGTTCAAGTCCTGGACGCGATCGGTCACCGTTCCGAGGAGATCGGCGCACAATTCGGTGCCGCCTTCAATGAAATGGCGAATACGGCCTCCGAGCACGCTGACGATATAGCTGCCACCATCGAAGTCATCGGTGCGACCTTCAACGGGCTCGCGCACGCCGCCGGGTGGTTGGCCGACGAATTCGACACGAACATGGGCAACCTCGAAAAAATCTTCGAGGGATTAGGCCCGGTCGCGTCCGGTGTACTCGGCGGACTGGCCGGCGACCTCGACAACTCGGGGGTGGCGGCGGGGCGGGCCGCGGCCGGCGCACGCGAAGCCCTGATGGGCTGGAACCGGGCGGCGGTCGAGGCCAACACGCTCGCTACCAGCGTGGAGCAGTTGAACAGCCAGTTCAAACTGCACCTGGATCCGGCGCAGGCCGCGTTGGACGCGAGCATCCGGTGGCGGGAGGCGCAGGAGGAACTCGCGAAAGCCACCAAGGAAGGCAACCTCCCGCTGATCGAACGCGAAAAACACCTCTCCTCTCTGGTCGGTGTCCTGGAGGATCAGGCGAATGCGGAAATGGCGCTCTCCGATAGCGTCACGGAAACGAAAGATGCATTCGTCGAACACCTTCCGCAATTAGTGGAATTGGCTCGAGGAAGCGAGGAAGGTCGCGCGAACGTCGAAGGCTTGGCCAAAGTCTTGGGCGTGGATTTGGTTGACGCGGGCGGCAAGGCGTACGCGACGATCAATGAAGCGGGCGAGGCGATAAAAATCCTCCCGAATGGGAAAGTCGTCAAACTCGACGCCGAAATCAAAGATTTGGAGAAGCAACTCGCTTCCGCGCGTTCTCAGCTGGACAGTCCGAATATCAGCCGGGAGCGTAAGGCGAAGCTGAACGCCGACATCAAGGCGTTGGAGGCGGCGATCAAGGCCGCGCAGCGGCTTCTCGACTCGCTGAAGGACAAGACGGTCACGGTGACGGTCCGGCAGGTGCGCGCCGACATCGACACCTCGCACGGTGGCGGCTACCCCCTGGGCTCCGCGCACGGCGGGAACATCGGCGCCCGCCGCGGTTACGCCGACGGCGGCGCAGTCGGAGCCCACCGATTCTCCGAAGCCGGTTCCACGCTCGCCCTCGTCGGCGAGGAAGGCCGGGAAATCGTCCGCCTGCCGTACGGCTCCCAGGTGATCCCCAACGGCCAGACCGAACGCATGCTCCGCGGCTACGCGTCCGGCGGCCTGGCCTCCCCGGTGTTGACGCCGCCGCCGATGCCTCAGCAGACGCAGCCGTACGGCGGCAACCTGTTGGGCGCGTTCGACCCCCGCTCCGGCTCGACGGGCGGCCGGGTCGAGTTGAACGTGGTGAATCCCCGGTATGTGACGCAGGACAGCGGCTACATGACGCCGGGCGGCTACGCCGGGGGGAGTTCCGGCG